CTTTTTTATATGTCCGTTGGTTGTTCATCATCTTACATTACAAATATAACACATTTTTTGTTAAGATCAAAGCACTTTTTGAAATAATTTTGAAAATTTGTTTATATTTGTGTTGGTTGTCATCATTTTATACTACAAATATAAGACATTTTTTTGTAAGATCAAAGCATTATTTCAAAAAAAGTAAAAAAAATGTAACTCATTGGTTTGTAAGGAGTTAAGTTTAATTGATATAAGTGTATAAAAATCAAGGACTTACATCAAAAATGACATAAATCCTTGAAAAATATAGACTTAACCTATTTTGGTTATAGTCCGTTCACAATAACATCAGGACGCTTGATAATTTCAACATTCCCCATGTCATCGTTGAACAAAACATTTTCTTTATCCCAAGAAACTATTTGATCTGGCACTAAACAAGCGTATCTTTGAAAATATGAACCATAATCATCAAACATTTTTTCAATATCCTCAAAATAAATTGATTCATCAAAAATAGGAATTTCACCTATAAGTGTTTTTGTATCAGAATCTACCCACAAATCATGCTCGTATTGGGCAAACTTTGTTAGACATTGACTTTTCGATTCATCATCTGGATTATTTTCCATTATCCATTCAAAAATTACTTCTCTTTTATTTTCAAAAGAAATGTAATGTTCTTTTAATTCTTCAAGATTTGCAGATTTTTTTGCCAATTCAAAAATTGAACCAAATTCTTCTAACATTTTTTCAAAATTACTGTTCATTGATATAGTCCACAATTTTTGATTCAGAAATAGTTTTTACTTCAAATGGTTCGGTGCTGTCTTTTAGATACTTATTCACTTGAACTTCTGCATCTGTGACTGAAACCGCATCAACCATATAAGTGCGGTTATGTCTTTTGACTTTACCTTGTTCGTTTGTAATTTCAAACTGAACTTTTGCGAGGTAGAACGCCATAACAATTCCTTTGGAAATGTGAGTTAAAATGTTTATATTTGATACTAACATAATGAATTGTTGCGAAACAAGCAAGCACTTTTTGAAATTTTTTTTACTAATTATTATTTTCATTAGGGAAAACGATGAAACGAATTATTGTATTATTACTATTAGTAGTGTCACCGATGCTTTGGGGGAAAGAATGGGTGATTAAGTTGGCAGTCAAGGATGTTCAGGTATTCTCATCAGATACACTACGCCATCCAAGTTGGTATTCTGTAAAGTATAAATTGAGAAACATGGTTAATCTTTCATTCTTCACTACAAAGACGGTTGTTCCACCATTTAAGAATCACGATAAGATTTATCCTAATAATCCACATAACTGGCCATTTGTTTCCATTGATGATCCACACGAATGGGGTGTACCGAATCTAACACCACACTTACACTTCAGCGGTCAAAGTGAGGTGCCAGCGATATGGTCAAAATACATCTTTGCGGGAACGCCATTACTTCTTAAAGACAGTATACCACAAAAGATATATCGGAACTCATTTACAACAGCCAGAAGGCCGAGAACGGTGTTTGGCAGTCATCATAAGGATAGTGTATTTATCTACATCAGTGACGGCATTCGAGTGGTAGATTTACCAAAAAGATTATTGGAATTGGGTTGCCGTGATGCAATCAACATGGATGGTGGTGGTTCAACATTTTTATATCGTGGAAACAAATATGACTATGTACAAACGCCAATTAAAAAAATGAGGAAATATCCAAATGTTCTTGCTTGGTAGCAATTATTGCTTTGATCATATAGGTAAAATTGTTTATCTTGCTAGTGAACACGGAGAAAGTGTGAACACAGAGAAAATGCTAAGATCTAGATCTAATATAGATCTAATATAATATAGATCTATAGATCTAATAGATAATAGAATAAAAAATGCTTGCTTTATATTTATATTTTCTGTATCTTTGAATGATACTAAAATTTCGTTCTTTGAAAACATGGTCGGTATGTGTTTCAACCATATTGTTGGCAACAACAGAATGGTTCGTTAAATATATTATCCAATAATGAGGAAAGGAATATGACTAACAAATGTAAACGGGTTATAGCATTATTCTTAATTGGCTTCTGTTTTCCATTAGTAGCAATGACTACCACAGTTAATAGAAGTGCTGAAATTAAATCATCAACAATGAAGAATGTGTTATATTCATCTATCGTTTGGGTTGAGTCTAAAGGCAATGCAACCGCACGATCAAAGGATGGTTCACTTGGAATAGCTCAAATTTTACCGGTAATGGTGAAGGAAGTGAACCGAATCTGTAAAATGAAAGGAATCAATAAAACTTTTACTTTACAAGATAGGCTAAATCCTGAAAAGTCTGAACAAATGTTTTGGATTTTTCAGAATTTTTACAATCCCAACATTAACTGGGAAACCATCACAATGAGTGATATGGAAATCATTGCACGGAAGTGGAATGGCGGTCCTAACGGACACAAAAAGGGTGCTACTAAGCACTATTGGAATAAAGTTTCAAAAATGGTCTACAAAGACCTTAAATCAAGGGGATTTATCACTGGTTAATATCAGTTGATATACGAGAGATTTTTGTCTCAAATGTTTACTAAATTTGAGACAATTTTTTACATACCGACCATTTTTCTCTCGTAACATATCTATTTATCTGAAATGAAGTTTACAATTTTGGAGAATTAGGTGGAAATAGTATCATCATTCGTATTAGGGTTTGTTGCTATGTGGGTTGCATTGAGATTTGGAATAATGAAACCAACTCATATTGAAAATAAACAAACAATGATTGAAATGGCAAACACATACGGAAATAATCAAAAAATCTGCAAAGAACTGAAAGATTATTCTATGAAACAAATAAAACATGGTAATTACGAGTTTATAGAAGTCATAGACACAATAAAAAGGCAAAGTAATGACAAAACAAGAACATAAATTAAAATCCATGCTGAATTACTATGAAGTAGATTTGCGTGGAAATAAAGATGAAAAGATGACTAAAAAGGCATTGAATAGATTTTTAGACAACTTTAATCAGATTTATGATTTCTATACATTACAAGATATAATGAAAAAAATAAAAGATAAGAAAAAAGAAGAATTAGGGGATGATGAAGAAAAAGATGATTTTATGATGCCAAGAAAAGATGATGATGAAGGTGATGATGATACATTTGAAAATGAAATGATGAAGAATCCAGAAGATTTTTTTGCTAAAAAAGATTCTCTTGATAAAGGTAAAAACTTTAATGATCCAATAGATACTGATATAAACAAATTTCTGAAATGGCTTACACTGATACTATATTCAGGTGACCATTCGGTAATAATAACAGAAGATAAAACAGGAATCAATATAAAATTGATAAAAATAAACAAAGGTAAAAAATAAGTTATGCTTTCAAGTGATTTAAGAGATGCAGTAAGATTAGTTTCGGTTACAAACGCAAGAGTAAGTAATCCAAGTAATCAGATGAACATGGAGACTGCTCCAAAATTGATAAACTATTTAATTAAACACAAACATTGGTCTCCATTTGAATTCGTAGATATGACAGTTGATATTGTTACGCGTAGAAGTATTGCGGCTCAAATTCTTCGTCATAAATCTTTTTCTTTCCAAGAATTTTCACAACGATATTCAACTGCAACGGAAATACAAAAAATAGAATTGAGAAGACAAGGGAAAACAAATAGACAAAGTTCAGAAGAATTAGTTCCAGATTTCACATTAGATCGTGATATTGAACAACATATTGCAAATTCAAAAATGTTATACGATAAATTGATTAAACAAGGAATATCAAGAGAAACAGCTCGTGATGTTCTTCCATTATCAACAGAAACAACTATGTATATGAAAGGTTCTGTTCGTAGTTGGATTCATTATTTGGATCTTCGTTGTTCGCCTGATACACAAAAGGAACATCGTTTGATTGCAGATGGTATAAAATCAATTTTTGTAAATAATTTTCCGAACATTTCGGAAGCATTAAATTGGAAATAATTTAGGAAAAAAAATGATAGAAGAATACCAATTAAAAAACATTCTTGCAAAAGAAATAATTTATTGTGGAATAGGACAATACGAAAGTGTTTTACACTTTGGTGCCTGTGATAAAGATTTGTTTTTACTTGAAACTCTTGATGAATATGAATTAGATGTCCAATACACAGCAGTTGATACGAAAGAAGAAATTGAAACTATTTTTAGTAGGTTTCAACCAATGGAGAGAACTCTTTCTTGGATTTCTGTAAATGAGTCTATGCAAGAGCACATTGATAATATAACAGATGAAAAATACAACTGGACAATACTAACTGGTGTTTTTGATAAACCAATTTACAGTGAAAGACAATATCAATTTATTGATACCACCATCCGTTCGTGTATGGATTTTTCCGATAATGTTGCATTTACAATATCGGAACAACCAACACCTGTTTACAAATATAGTATGGTTTATCTTTTTCAACATTTTACACAGTTATACAACACGGTGACAATAAAAAAAATCTATGAAGGTAGATATATTTTTTCAATAACCAAATAAAAAGGAGAAGGTTATGTTAGAACAAATTTTTGCAATACTATTACAATCTGTATTGCCGTTTTTAATTGGAGGCGGTGGAGTTTGGCTATATTATCGTAATAAATTTACGGAAGTATTAACCGAATTGGAAGATAAAAAAGTTATTATCAAAACTATCCATCAACACTCCGATGAAATTGAAAGATCAAATGTTAAGAAAATGGCAAAAGAGCATAATGCTAAAGTTGCTAAAGCCGTAAAAAATCAAAAGCCGGTAGAGAAACCAAAAAGAAAGTATAAAAAACAAGGTGTTTAATCTCTCTTTAACATATTTATACTGAGAATATCTATAAATTAAAAATAGGAGAATTTAATGGCAGTTGTTCAAATCGGGTCACAATTTTGGACAAAAAAAAATTTGGCAGTTGAATCATTCCAAGATGGAACCCCAATAACTGAATGTTCTAGCTCTGAACAATGGGCTGAACTTGCATCTACAAATACGCCTGCTTGGTGTTATTACAATTTTGATCCTTCAAATGAAGAAGAATATGGTAAATTGTATAACTATTATGTAATTTCTTCATCAAAACAAATATCACCATTAGGATTTAGAGTGCCAAGTTTAGGAGAATATAACGAACTTGCATCTGCTTTTGGTGGAAATTCTCTTGCCGGAAGAAAATTAAAAAACACTACTAATTGGAATACAATTCGTAGACAATCCGGAAATGGTGATAATCAATCCGGATTTACAGGTAATCCCAGTGGATATGTCAAAGAAAATGGCGAATTTTGGGATTTCGGTTGGAGTTCAAACTATTGGACATCTGATTCAGGATCTATAGACGCAACATCAGTTAGATTATATTGGTCTAATACAAATGTTGTTTCTATTCCTGCAAATATGGACATGGGTCTTGCTATTAGATTGATATTTGGATCAGGTTCGTATACTGGAAGTTTAGACTTTGATCCATCACAAGATTTTTAATTTGGAGTTTTTATGAAAAAGTTTTTATTGTTAGTAATTGCAAGTTTATCTATGATTGTAATTGGATGTAATGAAAATCCACTACCAACATCAGATACAACTATTTTTGAAAAAAGAACACCCGTTCAAAAAGATACGGTTAAAAGACGTATTCCTATTGAACAAGTATTGCCATGTTTAGGATTAACAAGACAACAAGATAGTGTAATACGATTGATTTTGAGAGAAGAAAAACAATGTATTATTGAATGTAAAAAAGAATTTCAAGAATCAATTAAAATACTTCGTGAAGAATATCAATCAAAATTACAAAAATATCGCCGTGTTGAAAAAACAGATGAAATAAGAAAAGAAATAGAAATACTTACTTTTGAATTTCGTCAAACACAAAGAGACTTAGAAAAAGAATATAGAGAAAAAATGGCAGTATGTAATAAAAATCTAAATACTGATATTGAAGCTCTTTTGAGAAAAGACCAACTTACACTTTGGAATCTTTGGAAGGCAACTGGTAAAGTTCCATGTGATAGAGTTAAACCTTAATCCATGTTCGGAATGGAAAGGGTAAACCCCTAATGACCCCTACAATTTGTAGGGGTTTTTTTATACAAAAGGTTGTGTTATGAAACTTTCTGTAAATACACTTCATTGGGATAATGTAGATAATAGAATACTTCAATCCCATAAACAAGTTATGAAACATTTTGATATTCCGGTAGAATACCATAATATGAATATAGAACATGGTTTATGGATGAACGCAGTTTGCCGTAATACTGACGCTGATGTTTATGTATTTTTTGATATTGATTGTGTTCCATTGAATCGTGAGGTATATGATGAGGCAATCCATTATGTAACTGAAAACGATAGTTTGTTTGGAAATGCACAAGTGTCAAACCATATACATCCAAAGACTCATGTATTTGCCGCTCCATCATTTTTTGCTATAACAAAATCTTGTTACGAATTACTTGGTAAACCAACATTTTATCCAACCATTCGTTCAGATGTTGCTGAAGAAATTAGTTATGTTGCTGATGAAATTGGAAAGAGATACCGTTGTTTATACCCAACAAAATTTGATGGAGTTCCAAAGAAAGATGGTGTTTGGAGATTATCAAATTATGGATATTATGGTATTGGAACACTTTACGAAAATAAAACATATCATCTTTTTGAAAGTAGATGGGGAGATCACATCGAATTGTTCCAGAAAAGATGCCAACAAATTATTGCCAACCAATTTGACACGAATGGTATGTATGATAGTTTATCGGAGTTCTACGGACATAAAGTAAAATAATTTTGATCGTATTCATAAATTTCGTATATTGTTTTATTATTCATTAAACATTAACGCCAACCTATGAAACTCGGATATGCCTGCATCAACATGACTTTATCAAAAGATAAAATCACTACCAACCGTTCCATGATTAAAAAAACATTTCTACAAAAAGGTTTAGACTACTGTTCTGAACTTGCATATATGAATGTTGTTGATATGGAAAAAATTATCAAATGGAATGTTCAAAACGGTATTTACTTATTCCGCACATCTTCTAATGTATTTCCTTGGGGTTCTGAATATGACTTGGAACAACTCAAAGATATTGATAAAATCAAGATTGTTCTCAAACGAATTGGTGATTATGCAAAAGAACATGGTGTTCGTCTATCATGTCATCCTGGACCCTTCAATGTTTTATGTTCACCAAATCCTAATGTTGTCAAGAATACTATAATTGACTTAGAATTGCACGGTAAAGTATTTGACATGATGGGACTATCACATACACCATACAACAAAATCAATATACATTGTAACGGTGTCTATGGTGACAAGACCACATCACTTGATCGTTGGTGTCAAAACTTTCAATTACTATCCCACAGTGTTCGTTCAAGACTTACTATTGAGAATGATGATAAAGCAAGTATGTATTCTGTTAAAGACCTTATGAAAATTCACGAATGTTGTGGTATTCCTATTGTATTTGATTATCACCATCACCAATTCTGCACCGGCGATTTGACTGAACAACAGGCACTTGAACTTGCCATATCAACATGGCCACAAGGTATTACACCTGCAGTTCATTATTCTTCATCAAGACTTAAAGAGACTGGTAATCCAAAAGAAAAACCACAAGCTCATGCAGACTACATATTAGAAAAAATCAACACTTATGGACATGATATTGATATTATGTTAGAATGTAAAGCCAAAGAATTAGCTCTCAAACGATACCTAACAGAATACGGAATCTAACCCAAAATCCCAAAAGTTCATATTTATCTGTATGTATTTATGAACAATAATTGGGATATAAATGTCATACAAATTATTCTCTCTGAAAAATCTAATCTGGTTTTGTGCTATCGGATTGGCAGTATTTTCAGGTTACTACTCTGTTTACGGTATATCTAAATTATTTTCTGGTGGTTCTTGGTCAATCGTGGGGATGGCCGGAATGTTAGAATTTTCAAAATTAGTGGTTATCACATTCCTACATGACCACTACAAAACTCTCAAAACTGCTTTCAAAGTATATCTGATGTCTTCCGCTGTTATTCTTATGATATTAACATCGGTTGGTGTTTATGGGTATCTAACCAATTCTTATCAAGAAACTGCAAAAGAAATATACGAAACACAAAATAAAATTGCATTGATTGATAAAAAGAAAGAAATCTTCCTTGAACAAAAATCACAAATAGATACTCTTGTAAAACAAAAGGGAGAGAGAATATCATCTTATGATCAATTAAGATTATCACAAGAAAATTCTCTTAATAACCAACTGACACAGAAGAAGGGAACGAAGGGATTACAAAAAAATATCCAATCTGTTGATAATTCTACTCAAACTCTAAATACTGAAATATCGGAACTAAATCAAAAATCTATTGGTTTATCTGATAGTGTTGCTAAATTAGAACAAGAAAAGTTGGTTCTTGAAAATTCAACATTTACATCAGAGATAGGACCATTACTTTATTTGAGTAGATTAACCGGTGCCCCTATGGACATAATTGTTAATTGGTTCATACTCATATTAGTTTCAGTATTTGATCCACTTGCAGTTAGTTTAGTTATTGCAGCAAATCATTTGAGACACAAAGAATTGGAACAAAAAATTCCACCTGAAAATGATAACACACAACCACCACCAGAGAAAAAAGTTGTAGAAGATGTTGCAGATGTTTCAGTTCAACACGAAGAAATAAAAATACAAGATGTTGTTGCTACAAAAAAGAAAAAAGAAAAAAAACCTTTGGAAGTTATAGAAGAAAATGTTATATTAGAACAAAATGAAATTGAAAAGGCATTCTATGAAGAACAACCTAAACCCAATTTTGGATATAGGAGAGGAATAACTTTATAGTAATGTCATTATTGTATTTTAACCAGGAGTTCTGTTATGAACGATTTTTATGATGGTGAAGAAGTTGTTGAAAAAGAAACAACTAATAATAAATCAAAAGAAAATGAGAATGACATTCCAGTTAGATGGAAAGAAGCAACAACACAAATGGATTATGGAATTGATGTTGAGGCATCTTCTGTTTTGTTATTTGGTGAAATAATGGATGGTTCATTGTATGATATTATTACTCGTATACGAGCAATTCTTCATATGAGAAAAGATGAAAATAAAAATGATCCAATCAATCTAATTATCAATTCTGATGGTGGTTCTGTTTATGAGGCACTTGGTATCATTGACTATATGCAAAGTCTCGATGTGAAGGTAAATACAATTTGTAGAGGTAGGGCAATGTCTGCTGCTGCTTTAATTCTATGTGCTGGAACAGGTACTCGTTTGGCTTCCCAACACTCTACTATTATGTTCCATGAGATTAGTTCTGATATTTACGGAAAATCTTCTGATATGAAGGCAAATGTGCAACACATGGAAAAATTAGAAGAAATTCTTTTGGGAATACTTAAATCAAATTCAAACAAAGATATAGAATTTTGGAAAAATGTTACTATAAAAGATTATTATATTACTCCGTCTGATGCATTGAATCTTGGTGTTATTGATGTAATAATTCCACCTAAACATAATAGAGGTTAATATGATGCTAACGATAATTGTATTAACTATATGTCTCGGTATTTCAATTTTTGTTAATATAAATTTGACAAGAAAGTTTGACCATTTAGACGAAATGGCACAAGATAGTGTTGATACACTATTAGAGAATGAGAAATTTTTAACAGAATTGCGAAACAGAATACGATCACAACAATCCTATTTAAGACAATTAGATAGAATTGGTTCATTTGAAGCAGACGATGAAACTGGATATTTTTTCAAAGAAATGAAAGATATTATGAATGATATTGCTGTTTATTTTGGTGAGGAACCAATAGACGATGAAAAAAGAAGTATTCTCGAAAACCAAAGGCAACCAGATGTTTCATTTCAAAAGGATTATTATTTATGAAACAAAAACGTAGTCCAAAGAAACCAAACATTTATTTTACGCAAGAAACAGAAGATGCGATAGTATTGTATAACAAATCAGAAGATGATATTCAAAGAAATTTGATATACACAAAAAAAATACACCCTGCATTTTACAAACTTGCTGAAATTATGATACATAGATTTAAGTTCTATAATTTTGATGTATCACATGAAGATGTCAAACATGAAGTTGTTTCATTTTTACATGAAAAAATTACAAAATATAAAGCTGAAAACGGTAAGGCATTTTCGTATTTTTCTATTGTTGCTAAAAATTATCTTATTGCTGAGAACAACAAGAACTATTATCATTTCAAACGTAGTCAAGATATTGGTGCAATAGATTTGGAACGTAACATTGTAAACGAAAAACTTAGATTTGATTTGATAGAAGAAAGACGTGATTTCATAGATTTATTTGTTAATGTTATTGAAAAACATTTACCATTGTTCTTTTCAAAACAAAGAGATATACAAGTTGCAGACACCATATTGTATCTATTCAGAACTCGTGAAAACATAGAAAATTACAATAAAAAGGCAATATACATACTTGTAAGAGAAAGAACGGGAGTTAGCTCACAGTATATTACAAGTGTGATAAATAAAATAAAAGTATTATACAATAATTTATACCGAGAATATAAAGACGGAAAAAATATAGAAAAAATGTCTTGGTATGACATCCAACATATTATTAACAACTGATATTTATAGTTATGAAATTTGATGAAGAAATCTTTGGAAGTAAAAAATTCTCTGATTTATTGAAAGATATTTACGATAATCAGAAGAAAAAGGATCGTCAGATAAATCTTTTGATTGCTGACTTAAAGCCCATGTTAAACAACATAAGTGATGCGGCAATACTAGTTCCTGCAATAAAAGATTTTATGGAGGTTTCGGTAAAAAATGATGAACATTTAGTAAAACTAGCCGCAGTAATACAACGGGCAATGGGTGATAAAGGTGAAGAATCCTCCTCATTTTTGACTGATGAAGAAAAAGAAGCTCTATTAAAGGGCATACAAGAAATTCAAAACGATCAAGAGGAGAATGATAGTGAGCGGCCTACCGTTTAATCCGCAAGTAACAATAATTGATGGGTTTCCTCGTGAGTGGTTTCCTGCGGAAGTATTGGATGTAGATTACGAAGGCCGTGATAAAACTGCACTATACACGGTATTATGTAGATTATTGGGTGCAATGGGACAAGGACATAAAGATGTTATACGTGCTCGTGCATTTGATGCTAATATAAAAAATATGCCAATTAGGGGAGAGGTTGTTATGCTTACAAAGGCACCGTCTCCTTATGCTAGTGCAGGTGGTGTTTCACAAGAATACTACTATACAAATCCTGTTTCTGTTCAATCATCAATTCATCATAACGGCATTCCTGGAGTAACTTACTGGGTAGAAAGAACTTCACCTGGTAATCGTGCAAAAAGAAATGATGCAGAAGATGGTATTCCACACGAAACCAATACAAAATTTGATACCCATACAACTATTGATCCAATTTTTGTAGAAAGAAAAGACATTTATCCTATACAACCATATTCTGGCGATATACTACTCGAAGGTAGATGGGGACAATCTATAAGATTTGGATCAACATTGGATGAAAGAAGAAAATATCCACAAGTTCCAACTTGGAAAAAAGGTTTAGGTCAAATAGGTAATCCAATTTTAATAATTTCTAACGGAACAAATCCAGAATTAAAACCAAGAAATGAATTTATCTTAGAAAATATAGATGAAGACGATTCATCTATTTGGATGACATCTGGACAATATGTAAAATTTGAACCCGCATCCACATATACACCATCAATAACAGATAAAAGTATAAATCTTTTTACTAAAAATGAGTTTGGTGGAAATGCTGTAATGATTGCGTCTGATAGAATAATTTTTAATTCTCGTAAGCAAGAATTGATTGGTTTTAGTAAAGAAGGTATTGGTTTTTCTTCTGAAAAGGGTATATCTCTTGACGGAAAACAAGTAGTTGAAATTGAATCAACACAAAAAATATCGTTAGGTATAAATGCAATAGAACCGATATTGTTAGGCAAAAGAACAATGACGTGGTTAAATGATTTATGTCAAATACTATTGAATGTTACACGAGCAATTACACAACAAACTCATCCAACTGGAACAGGTCCATCCGGTGTTCCTATAAACATTTCTGATTTTTCAACAGCACATTCTGATTTATCAGAGTTACAAAGTCAAATAGAAAAATTACCAAGCCAATTAGCATTTGTTAATGAAAAGTCTGGTGGTCCATCAGAAAAAGAAGTTCAACAATCCAACGAAAAAATTCTACAAAGTCAATTCATCAAAGAAGGCGATAATTCTAATTTGTTGGTAGATACCGGTGAGGGAGCGTTGGAAAATGAGGATCCATTAACACTTGTTGCAGATATTGCTGATATTGAACAAGAAAAAATAAAACTAATAGATCAAATTTTAGGTGATATTGATCCAACATTTGATTATGGAACATCACTAGTCGGTGACGATGCCGGTAATCCTGGAGGACCAGTGTAATTATGGGTATATCGTGGAATAAAAATTTAGTAAAACTTATACCAGGTTCTGCAACAGAACCTGATAAATACGAAATTGAAATTTTTCAAGGAGATACTATAAATCTTCTTGACTATGTTGTATTTGAACCAGGTGGAACAAAAAATGCTCTTAATACATGGAAATTAACTCTTGTTAATGCGGCACACTTTACAGATAACGGACCAACAGATCCTGGAGATTTATCACAATTTAGCGATTCTTTTTATGATGATTCAGAAGTAACACAATATGCTTCAAAGTATGCTTTAGATTGGAATGCAGAAATAAAACCAATACCATTATCTATTCCATCAATTATTATAGATAAATTTGGAATACTGGAAACATCAAGTGCTGTATTTAGAGTTGCAAGTGAAATTGAAGTTTGGGTAAATTTTGGAAAAAAAGTACCAGGAGATTTAATTTTAGATCCACCAGCGGGTAAACCAACCGATGAAATAAAAAAATTAACAATTAAAATAAAATCAAATTCATTTTTAGGTGAAGGTGGTTTATTAAATGGTGTAACAGGATCAATTGATGCATTTGTTACAGATTCACTAAAATATGTAACAAGTGCTCTTACCGGTGTTGTTGGATTCTTAGGAGAGGGAGTTGCTTGGGGTATAAGTCAAGTTGAAGGTTTATATCCATCTGGATCTAAAGGTTACAATGAAGAAGATGCTAAACAAAAATTAGAAGAAGAAAAAGATAGAGAAGCAAGTCTTTTTTCAACAGTAATTGGTTATCCATTTACTGCATTAGATTTTTTAACTAAAAAACAAAATGCTTCATTGATTAAATCCGGATTAAAGGCATTATCTACTTCCGCAAAAATATATCAATTATATGCTCAAGGAAAATCTACAATAGCAACTACTAGACTTCTTGCAAATTTAAGAACATTACTTGATTACGAAAAATTATCACCAGGATTACAAATAAAAGTTGCTAATTTTTTAGGAACTAACCCAAAAACTATTAAGCGAATAATATGGGTTGTTAATAAGATATTAGAAATAGAACAAATGGTAAGTGATGGTAACTATGACGCTTTACAAGATTATGTATTAAGAGAGGCAGAGAATGTAAAATCATTAGATGATTTACCCAAAGAATTGAGAGAATTTGCAACCGGTGAAGCATTTTCAGAATTGTCTCCAGGATCGGTTGTAAATAAAAAATTACAAATCGTTGATAAAGACAATCTAAAACTTATAGTAGAAAATCCATCATATAGAAAAACAGAAGGTAATAATATAGTTTTGAATCAAATTATTATTAAATCTATAAATAAAGAAGGAGATTTTATACCGATAAAGTCAATCTCTATTGGAAAAATAACATCTCCTGGATTTGTAGACGGATTTACCGCAAATGAATTATTTTATGACTATAACACGACTAGAGATATTTGCACCATAACGATACCAAATACTTATGGATCAGAAACTGGTGCGGATCCAATATCCTCAGGATTGTTTCCAAATGGTAGTATGGAACTTAAAATAAATGTAGATAACACAAAATATCAACAACAATACGAAGGAACTAACCCTATACGATCTGGTGTAATTCCATTTCAAATAGATTACAAATTTATCGGAAACAGCATACCAAGATTGGTTTATAGAAAATTCAATGCCGCTACAAAAGTTTATGAAGAAGTCAATGAAGATTTACCACATATTTTAGACAGAGGCGAAGAAGTAACTGAAACGATTTCATACGATAATGTAATTCCTGGTTCTTGGGCAGAACAAAATTTTGGTCAAAATCCAATTACATTAGAACAAGGTTTTGATATTGCAAAAAATGGATTGGCAGTTTACAACTTATACAAAAAGAAACAATTTTTATCTATATTCGATGCTGTAGATTTCAAAAATTTACCAGCACCCGTTCAAACATTTATTTTTAGCACGGCTGCACTTATTGGAATTGATGAATCCGAAATAATCAGATACTATGAAGTTTTAAGTGGTGCAAAAAATTTGTATGAATTATCAACAAAGGGATTTCAACATTACAATTCTTTACCACCAGAATTAAAGGCAAAAATCTCAAAACAATTAGGTGTTAGTGAAGAAGTATTGGGTGATGTGATTCCGATTGCAGGCGATATAACTGATTTAATATCTGGAAAAAGATTTAATGGACCTGGTGAGAAAGAAAAATTTGCCGAAGGTTTATTTGATAAGGTTGGACAAAGTTTATTAAACAAATGGGGTCCAAATGCAGAAGTTTGGGAAAACTATAATGCATATGACAAAAAAACTGGAAAAGTAACTCCAGGTGGTGGAACCCTTGATCCAAAAATGAAGCAAACTATTGCACTTTCATTAGGATTTACCAACATAAAAGAGGCACCAAAACCGCATAAAGATGATCCAGTTTCTGGAAAACCAATAACACACACAGAAGTAAATGGTCTTGCTATAATAAAATGTGGAATTGCTATAGATAAAGCGTTAAAATTCAAAAATTCTCTTGCAAAAGGTATAAGTGTTAAAAACCGATTATTGCAAAAGTATGAACAAGTAAAAAATTCACCGAATTTAATTGAAGATGAGGCACTTTTAACAGGCGTTTACGATGAATTGGTAGATACTAGAGAAGACTTTGAAAAAGAAGATTTCTTCAATGACATATACGATTCTGCAAAAGAATTGACAGAGGATCCTTATGCTGATTTATTAGATTCTGCCGGTTCATTGCCTCCGGGAGTTCCTGGTGCTGGTGATCCAAATTGGAGACAAAAATACAATGTTGAAGACCGATATGTAGTTGAAGATTCAACAGGAGCGCCTCCAAGTGGTGTGAAGGGTGTATTGCAATATGGTACATACATAATATACACTCATCCATGGATTGAAGATATTGGACAGAATCCTGAAACAGGCTTGCCTGTATTTACGGGAACGCCTCCATCTGGATTTTTATTCAAACAATCTGATATAAATTGGGTAGTTGATGGTGATCCAAATGTAAGTGAATCACAAAGAAAAACTCTTGGATTGACAAAAGAATTGAAATACAGATATGCTTTTTCCAGCGGTGATTTTAATTTATTAGAACCGTTTAGGGTAACAAAATATCTTCGTGGATTGGCAAGACTTGGTGTATACAATTCAAGTGGTGGAAGTTTCAATGAAAAATACTTCACACCAGCATCTATATTGATTCAAAAAATTAAGACAGGTAATCCAAACTATCCAACAAAACAACAAAGACCTATTTATATCGGTGATGAATTAGTTCCACTTGAAGTTACGAATAAAACAACAATTCCTGGCGGAGCAACATTTGATGAAAACGGAAAACAAATAAATAATGCAGATGCTGTAGAAGTTAAAGTTGTTAGAAAGGCTGAAACACGAATAACACCGGCAGGTACACCACTCGGTCTTGAAGGTTCAAAAACTGATAGTGCAACTACATCAACTACAAAGACACCATTAAAATTTGGCGAAGGTGGTATAGCATACACTCCTTTACCAGTCCCAACAATTAAAATATCATTGGAGATAGGTTAAATGGCAAAGGTTACATTTGAATTTGATAATGAAGGGTATATCAATGTTCGTGGTGAAAAATACTCTGCACTTGAAATAGTAAATGATGCAGGTGATACTGCATTGGATTGGATGTTAGCATCTGATAATGCTGAATTAGTTGCACTTGCAAGTACATGGGGATTGACTCCAGATAAAGATGATAAAACTGGATCGGTAGAAGAAAAACCTGCAGATGATCCTGAAAATGAAGGAAATGTAGATGAGGCAGTTGATAAGTCTGATACAGGTAGTGGTGGATTATCCAATGAAGAAATTACAAGTTTAACTGATAAACTTAATATATTGTTTGGGTATAAAGTTGTTAAAGGTGTTGTTCAAAAAGATAAAAATGGAAAACCAGTTATAGCAAACCAAAAGGCCGCCATTAAAATTACAGGTGGTGCTGAACCAAAAATACAAGCAGACGGAACCATTGATATTGCAGGTGATGTTACCATAAATTTAGTTTCAGGGAATAAATCATTACCGTCTGTAAAAGATGGTAAATTTACTGTAAAATTTGGAATTATTGGTGGTAATTTTATATGTAGAAGTGTAAAACTTTCATCACTCGAAGGTGGTCCTAAAAAAGTCAATGGTCAATTTGATATTTCAAAAAATGAATTAACTTCATTAGTTGGTTCTCCAAATGAAGTTGGTAGTTTTTTTGCTACTGATAATAAAAAATTAACATCATTGGCAGGTGGACCAAAAATAATAAAGGGAATAACTGATACAAATAAAAGTCAAAAAGAATATATCTATGATGTATCTGGTTGTGGATTAACAACATTAGAAGGAAATGGAATAACTTCTTTTGGTCCAGGCGGATTTAATTGTGGTGGTAATAAGATTACAAGTTTAGCAGGTTTGGGTGTTGTTACTTCAACTGGTGTAACACGATTTGATTGTTCTAACAATCAATTAACATCATTGAATGGAATACCAAAACCTATAAAAGATGTAAAAACCGGTAGACCTGGTAACTATTGGATAAGCAATAACATTCAAATAACAGTATTTCCTGTTAATATGGCAGATTTTGAAGTTGATGGCTTTGTTGCAAGTGGGTTATCATTAACATCACTTTCTTTTGCACCAAAACAAATATATGGAGATTTTGACTGTTCTGGCAATAAAGGTGCAAAAAAACTTACAAATCAAAGTATTGGTAAGGACAGGTTTGTATCTGGCGGTGGATTTGAAGCTGATGCTGGAAATCGTATTGTAAAAATAGATGGTGAATTTATTACAAGTGAAGGATCATGGAAAGATAAAACTTATGATGTTAATACAACATTTAAGAAATCCGAAACACAAACACAATCAGGACTTGCAGGGCTAGCTCCATTAGGTTCTGGATCAATAGGTGGTGTTGAATATATTGAAAATCCAACTAAAAAATTAAGTTCTGGTAAACCATCTAGACTTTGGTTACAAAAATTCAATCCATCCAATTTGAGAGCTGGTTATACTGCACCAAAAGCAGTTGGCAAAAATCAAATTGGAGAAAACAAATATCCATTTGGTTCAAAAAACACAGGTGGTTGGGTTGCAGCCGGATTCAAAAATTTCATAAATGCAGGACCATTTGAAGGATCTACTAATCCAACGTGGGGTTCGGGACAACCAAATGGTTTATTTATAGTTGATGGGAAAAATTATGGATCAAAATTGGCAGAGGCAAAAAATCTAAATAGTAACAATTCTGATATGCGATTTTTACCAATGGTTGTTGTTAAACCAAATCCTAACATAATATCAGATGGGTATGCAACAGAGGTAAGACCAGGTTCAACTGATGGCATACTTAAAAAAGGATGGGGTAATATACAAGTTGGAATACCGATGTATAACATTTGTATACGAAATAATGCAGTAAAAGATGTTCATGCATCATTCAAAAAGCATTCTGGATGGCCGTTTATTGGAATACTTGGATCTGGAATGTGGTTTGCTGGTGCAACAGATATGGATGGTCCAAGAACATCAACTACTAGTTGGAATATACCAGAAATTTCAAATGCAGTTTTGAATCATTTTAATAAAAAAGGTGATACTGTAACAATTATGTCAGGCGGTGATGGCGGAGGATCAACAAAACTTGTTGTCAATGGACAACTAGTTGGAGGATCTTTGGCAGAAAATAGAGCAGTTCCAACTATTTTAGCGTGGTAATTAAAATAATAACAGAGAAATCATATGCCAAGAACAGTAAATGATATAGAACAAGATAGTGCTCCTGATATTAGGGTTGCTAGACGTGCACTGAATAGCAATTTACAGGATAACACTAAAATTGATAGAGTTTCTGATGAAGTAAAAGATGATCAATCTAATAAAAGAACTGATGATGATGGTGGTCAAGATAAATCAAAAAATCCAGATAGTGTTTTCTATAAAGGAGACGATAATACATCTGAAGGTAATGACAGTTCTGGTGGAAATGATGATAGTTCTGATGATGAAAACTTAGGTAATTTTGTCAGAGATTTATTCGGAGATAAAAAAGATGATGATGAGGAAATTGAAAAACCCGCTGATAGGGGACCAACAAATGAAGAACTTGATAACGAAGAACCCGGTGGCAACGAACAATCAGGCGAAGAAGCCAATGAAGAAAGAACAGGACAATTTGGTTCAAATGTCAATTCCGGTGATGACAATACAAACGATCCACAAAAACAAGATGAAAAAGTTAGTATAAATTTCTCCCGAAGAAATAGAAGTAAAGGTGTTACAGTAACATATAATGGTGTAACATATCAGGTAGATACAAAGGGAACCGAATCTGATGTTGATATGGGTGGTTTACAAGAATGGTTAGATGATACATTTACTATTGGATCAACTGTAATAAATCTTTCTGAATTTTCAAGTAAGTCTGATTCTGAAAAATTAGAAATTGTTAAAAATGCTTTGGGTGAATCTGGTACACCAACAACTCCACCATCTGGAAAAAAATACAATGCTAATGGACTAGCTTGGTTTGTAAAAAGAGATTCTAAATATGGTGCCCGTGTTAGTATAGCCGATCCAGATGACACGAAAAAAAGTATATTTTTTGATGATACCGGCAATATAACGGTGAAAGATGTAACGTATACGGCAAAAGAAGTATTTTATGAAAACGAATCTGCAGTTGCTTGGTTAAAAAAACAAGTTGATGATACAAAATCAGAGGAATTGGCAGCACTTTATGCAGGATGGGGCTTTACACCAGATGCACCGCCGGCTGATATACCGAAAGATGAAAACCCAGCAACAAATCCTGATGATCCTGAGAAAAAATTTGAACCAAAATTAAAAGAAAATACAACACCAGAAGGTGCACCAACAAATGTAGAAAATAGTGCTGCACTTACAACTGGAAAATTAAGAGAACTTAATGGTAAAATTGTTGCTCCTGGTGCAAGTATCAATATGTGGGCATCACATATAGATTACAAAGTGCCAAAATATCCAACATCAACTGGATATTATGGTATTCGTGATCAAAAAGCAAAAACAGATGGATTGGGATTCGCAAAAGACGAATACAATATCGAAACAAAACTTGTTGGTGCTGTAAAAGTTTATTTTAATGCTCAATGGGAAAAGTTAATATCCGGTACTCCAATTCCTGTTGCAAAAAAATCTGAAGATCTAAATTTAATAGATTATCCAATAATAATGAATTTTACAGAAGTTGGTGTTTGGAATAAAAAAGTTCCTTATGTTGCTGATACACAAACAGAACAACATAGAATGTTATACAAAGGTTATAGTGGTGGGAGGTATAATATGGATAAATGGGGGATAGGATCTTACGGTGCCGGTGAAAATAAAGGTGGATTTGCCAATTGGTCTGAACAACCACACTGGTGTGGTATATTTACACAACATTGTATAAGTCATGGTGGATATACTTTTCCAGGAGAACCTGTTGGTTTAGCTGCTGCTAATAAAATTAACGATGTATATTTTAATTCTTCACTTAAAAAATTAAAAGAAGTAGGATTAGAAGAAGCAAGTGAATGTTTTGCCAATGTTCCAACTTATTTGGATTCTGCTGGCAAAAGTATTCCAGTTAAAAAGTTTTTGGATAAAAAGGGATTTGGTGTAAAAGGTGGAAAAAGTGATTATTTTACAGATGTATATGGTATTCTTTTAGAAAGTGCAACTTATTCAGAGACAACTGAAACAGAAGTTGTTATGATTCCAGATGGTAATAAATTAAAACCAAAAAAGAAAACAAAAGTAAATAGAGAAAAAATACCTGTTGCAGTTCGAGAATCATTATTACCAAATCCAATAATGGTATACTTTATAGGTGGTATTCATTTTACAAAAGATGGATTAACTTCACAAGGAAAAAAATTATTAGAACATTTTTTATCACAAAGAGGGTGGGAAGTTTCTATAATAAGTCGTGGTGGACACATTGAAGTTTGTCCTTATATTAACCCTGATGGCACTATCGCTCGTTTTGGAGGAAACACTGGTGCAAGTTCATTTGTTAGTAGAGACGGTGGAAAATTTGCTGCAAAAGGTAGTTCAATATGGGCTTTTAGTGGTGGTGCAAAAGCTGGAACATTTGTTGTATTTACAAAAGTTGTTCCAAAGGCTGGATCTCAAAAAGTTGAACCAACAATGAACGGACAATTCAGAAGAACGCCGATTGTTGATAGTTATTATAGAAGCATAGATAACAAAACCATATTACCAACATTAAAAAACGTTTTATATGATCAAATTGTTGAAAAAGAATAAGGAGTTTTTAGTATGAACACGAAGAATTTTTTTACTAAAATAAGAGAAATAATTAGAGAAGAAATTGAATATGCTCTTGAAAAGAAAATATCTCAAAAGCAAACAAAAAAAGATGATATTTCTGCATTAAAACATGGTCTATCTATGTATAATGAATCACAATCAACGAAAAAAGTAGTAAAACCAAAACAACAAAAAAGTGAATTTGGTTCTATAAAAGAATTGTTAGCAGAAACAAAAAGAAGTCTTCAAGACAGTTATGAAATGGAAGATGAATTTAGCTTTACTGCAGATATGGCAGAAGGATTTGGAAATGAAAGAGTAGGATCGGCTATTCCAAATGGCTACAATAAAACAGAAATACCTAACGAAGTAATGAGTGCACTTACAAGAGATTATTCTGAACTTATGAAAAAAATTGATGAAAAAAAAGGGAGATAATAATTGAGACCACTTTCAAGATCTGAAAATAGAATAAATTATTTTCAAAAACCTATAAACGAAGGAAACGCCACACAAGGTAACAAATTTGTTGGTGTAACATTGCCTTTTAATAATCCAAAGGGTATTTTCTTTCAAAGTAGAACAAATGTAAAACAGTTGTTTTCAAATGTGAGAAACTTGTTATTAACAACAAGAGGTGAGAGATATATGATTCCTGATTTTGGAACAAATCTAAAAAATATATTGTTTGAAAACATAACAAGCGAAGATCAATTTTTAGAAAGTATAAAATCAGATATTGTAGAGGCATTAAATACATGGATGCCTTTTTTAACAATAGAAAAATTAACAGTTAATATAAATCCAGATACATCAAATTTAGCCGAAAATGATCATGCGATACAAATAGATTTAACTCTAAAACTTCGAGAAACAACAATATATTTACCAATAAGACTATTTATATCTACAATAGGTAGAATTGAAATTGCGGCAATAGAGCCGCGGTGAAAATATAGGTGATAAAAATGGCTTTAATCCAAAAAGATATTCGTTATTCAAATAGAGATTTCAATTCATTAAAAAAATCTTTGATAGATTTTTCCAAAAATTATTTTCCAGATACATACCAAGATTTCAATGAAACCTCACCGGGAATGTTATTTTTGGAAATGGCAGCTTATGTTGGGGATGTTTTGTCATTTTATACAGATGTTACACTACAAGAATCAATGATTCTGTTTGCTAATGAACGTCAAAATATACTTAACATTGCACATTCTCTCGGTTATGCACCAAAAAATAGGGTTGCAGCAAATACCGTATTAGATGTTTTTCAAGTTGTTCCTGCAAAAAAAGTAGGTCTTGAAATAGTTCCAGATTATGATTATGCAATGGCAATAGAACCTGGAATGCGTGTATCACCAACAACCGATGGAACAATTACATTCAGAACAATAGATTATATTGATTTTAAGTCTAGTAGTAGTTTTGATTCAACAGAAGTAACTCCATATGAAATAGATAATACAACGGGAGAAGTTACATTTTGGCTTCTGAGAAAACAAGCGAAAGCTATTTCCGGAACAATTAGATCTTCAACATTTAGTGCGGGTGATCCAAAACCATACGATAAATTTACAATAGAAGAAACGGATATAATAGAAATACTCTATGCAATAGATACAGAAGGAAACAAATGGGAACACGTTCCTAATTTGGCACAAGATACTGTATTTGAACCGGTGTTAAACATACCAAGAAATGATTCACAATTAAGTAAATATAGATCAGAAACACCATACTTACTTAAATTGAGAAGAGTTCCTAGACGATTTACTTCAAGACAGATGGCAAATGGAAATGTGGAAATACAGTTTGGTGCGGGAATCAGTGATGTAGATGATGAATTGTTAATTCCAAATCCAGATTTAGTCGGTGGTGCTTTGCCTATGACAAATCCAAATTTATCGATAAACATAGATCCTTCAAACTTTTTGTATACAAAAACATATGGTCTTGCACCAAACAATACAACATTGACATTCTTCTATACAATCGGTGGTGGAACCGAAGACAATGTTCCAAGTGAAGTATTAAATAATGTTTTGAATAGAATAGTAATTTTAGATTCAACTGGATTGGATCCAGTGTTATATGGTCAAATTGTATCCAGTTTGGCTGTAACAAACCCAAGACCTGCAACAGGTGGTAAATTTCAAGAAGATATACAAGAGATTAGACAAAATGCCGTTGCTTCTTTTGCTGCACAAAATCGTGCAGTTACAAAAGAAGATTACATAATCCGTGCTTATAGTCTACCATCAAAGTATGGTTCTATTGCAAAGGCATATATTACGAAAGATACTCAATTAACGAAGGATTCTATATTCAATAGTGATAGAGTTCAAAACGATTTAGCTCTAAACTTTTATGTTCTTGGTTATGACGTAAACGGTAAACTTACAACAGTAAACAATGCTACAAAGGAAAATCTAAAAAATTATTTGAATTGGTATAGAATACTAACAGATGCAATTAACATTAGAGATGCTTATATTATCAATGTAGGCGTAAATTTTGACATAATAACTTTACCTGATCAAAATTCAAACCAAGTTGTTCTTCGTTGTATTGAAAGATTGAAACAATACTTTGATGTAAACAAATGGCAAATAAATCAACCGATTGCAATAAGCAACATATACACAGAATTAGATAGGGTTCCTGGTGTTCAAACTGTTGTAAATGTTAAAATTAGAAATTTATCTGATACGAACTTGGGTTACTCTCCTCATGCCTATAACATAGAACAAGCAACAAAAGATGGTGTTTTGTTCCCGTCATTAGATCCATCTATTTTTGAAATAAAATATCCAAACAATGATATTGTTGGTAGAGCGAGGTCATTCGGATGATATATTCTATTTTTGCACAGCGAGATGCTACAATTTATGAAAGACAATATACCATGAATACTGGTATAGATCCTTTATTGGAATTATCCCATGAAACACCAGGTTCAGGATCTTCAATTTACAATAGTAGAATACTTGTAAAGTTTGATATGTCAGATGTTGAAAATAGAATTAACTCTGGTAAAATATCTGAAAATGCAAAATACTATCTATCTCTTATTACTGCAGATATTAGAGAAATTCCACAAGAATATGTTGTATATGCATACCCATTGAGTTCATCTTGGACTAACGGAACTGGTAAATTTGTAAATTTACCATATACAACAGATGGAGTTTCTTGGAGATACCGAACATCAAAAACAGTTGGAACCGAATGGGATATACCACCAACAGTTGATAGTTTAGAATGGGATGAAGTGTCACAGACATGGATTCAAGATGACGGGATATGGGGAAACAATACACCTACTGCAACAGTTACATCATCGTATTTTACACATGAAGGCGGTGGAACATGGTGGGATTATGATAATTTGGAATGCACTCAATCATTTTCATTCCAATCGTCAGATATTTATATGGATGTCACAAATCTTGCAAGAAGATGGGTAACTGGATCAGGAAGATTTGAAAATGACGGAATGATTCTAAAATTCAGCAATGAAATGGAATCATCTCCTAATAATCTATTGAATAGTCTTAAATTTTTTGGAACGGATAGTAATACGATATATGTTCCAAGATTGAACATAGTTTGGGATGATTCTGAATTTATTACTGGAAGTTTAGAATCAGTTGCTGAAGATAGCATAAATTTGAATGTTAAACTTAAAAAGTTTTATGCAGAAAAAGAAAGGGCAAAAATAAGAATATATGCAAATTCTCGTTATCCACAAAAAAATTACACAACAACTGCATATCAAACTGTAAATTATTATTTACCATCATCTTCTTATTATGAAATCCGTGATGCTCATAGTGATGAAATAATTCTTCCTTTTGATTACACTGGTTCAAAAATTAGTTGTGATGGAACAAGTAGTTATTTTAATCTGTGGATGGATTCATTTCAACCAGAAAGATTTTATAGAGTGGTAATAAAAATAGAAAGAGAAGATGGAGATAATGTTCAAATTTTTGACAACAATCATTACTTCAAGGTTGTAAGATGAGTGATTTACAAAGAGATTCTGCAACAAACAGAATAATAAGTTACATCGATGAACGTTCTGTTCAAAACAAAGGAAATATAGAAATACCGGTAGTTGATCAAAGATTTTTAGCTGAAAGTTTTGATTTTGTTGTTAAATCAAATTTTACTTCTTTATCTGACGCTGTAAATGCAGAACAAAATTTGTTTAACCAATTAAAAAACATAGAAAATGGAATTTTTTCTGGAGTTCCATTGGGCAATCTTTCTGCAACTGATATTCAAAATGTTCAAGATATTGCTAAAAACGAATTGCTTCAAAATTTACAAAACATTGTAGAAAGTAATCCTAATAGTATTGCTAATTTAGAAAGAAGAATTGCCGAATTAGAGGCAATCGTAGATAGTCAAAGAGATCAATTAGTAGATTGGCAAAATGCATCAGAAAGATGGCAAGAAACTGTTAGTCTTTGGGCACGTGAAAATGAAAATCAATCTGTTCGCGCTGATTCATTTGAGAGATTGAGTAATCAACTTTCTGCACAAAATGAACAAATTATTACAGAACTTAAAACTGAAATGGATCTACAAAACATAATTGCATCTGGATCAATATCTTCTCTTGCACAAAGAACCGATAAAACACTTAATACATTATTGACGGAAGTTGATACTATAAGAACTGTTGGTGGTATGTTTACTGATCCAGCAACAGGATATGTAGGAAAATTATCGGAAAAAATCAATGTTGATTTTTTGAATGAATCTCCACCAGAAGAAAATGGTGATGATGAAGGTGGTTAATAAATAAGGTGATTTAATTTTATGCCAAGTTTTTTATACAAAAATTTACTTGATATAGTAAGAACAAATCGTCCTATTAGGGGCGATAGGTATGACTATTCAAATTTTGCTAACAGCATTATTGTTCCAAAATTTTCTACATTAAATAATCCCGAAGATCCTTCTTCTCCGGGAACAAATGTAGAACTTCATATATTTTTGCCTAATTTTTCTTATGTAGATACATTACATAATGCAAATTATGAAATAGATCCTCGTATAACAGAATCCGGTGATCCGTTACGGTATGTTGTATTACCTATACATAACCATATAAAACAATTAAATTTAGTTCCTGGACCATATAAGTTTGTTTACAACTTTTTTAGAGATTTAATTGGTTCTGCTGAAAATGAAAATAGATTGTTTGTTTCAGACATTTCACAAGACAGACGAGAATTAAGATTAACTTTAACAAATCCAACTGATATAGAATCTTTGGAAAATTTAAGTAGTTTTGTTCTTGAATATATGAGGGGATCAAAATATAAACTACCAATAGTTCTAAATTTTGGCGAGAATAATTTAGTTGATGTGATAAATGTTACATCCGATGGAAACCCTACATATTTTTATGTTCGTATTGCAGAACCGTTAGATACTGATGTTGATTTGTATTATCAATGTTGGCTTTCAAGTCAAATAATGAAGCCGTATATTGATTCAGTTCAAGTGGAAAAAGAGTTTGAAACACTATCACCAAAATTTATTAAAGGTCCAAATTACGAAGTTGAATATGAAAATTTCATTTCTGCAACAACAGAATATAAAAATTGGAATGATATTTTATCAACAAATTTACAAACATCACAACAAATACTTGATAAATACTTAACATCTTCTGGATCAAAAGTAGAATTAAACTATAATTTTACAGATTTTTCAAATTTTGTATTCTATTCATCAGCAGAAGAAAGAGTTGAAAATTTTTACTATAAAATGCGTTTAATTCAGCATTACAACAATCAACTTGCTGATTTAGAATCATACACGGGTTCATTGGATTTGAACAAAACAAAAGTAAAAATGTTAAGAGAATCGGTTGTTTCTGGTTTTGATGAATTTGAAAAGTGGTTATACTATGAAACAACTGCAAGTTTAAGATATACAAGTGAACTTACTGCATCAATACAACCATTTCCAAAATACGAAGTAACTGGAAGCACTTATCATATATTAACAAGACAAGGTAAATTTAATTTATATTCAAGTTCAAGTATTCAAGTAGAAGAATGGTATAACACTGTTTTAGATGTAGCAACCGATTTTGATATGGTAAATGATTCTGCGTTGATTAAATCACTACCGGAACATATATTTGATAATCCCGATAATGAACAAATACTTACATTTGTAAACATGATTGGTCAGCACTTTGACATTTTATATTTTTATACTGACCACATATTAAAAAAGAATTTAAGAGAAGAACACCCAAAAGACGGGTTATCACAAGACCTTATTTATGAAGCAACACGAAATTTAGGTTGGACTCTTTCTAGTGGAACAAGAACAAAAGATTTATGGGAATATGCATTAGGTGTAAGTGGTAGTGGTGAACCAATTTGGGCAGGAAGAAATACGGTAGGCAAAGAACATTCAAAAAGTGAAGAAGAAAGAACAAAAGAAGTTTGGCGTAGAGTATTGAACAATTTGCCTTACATTTACAAATCAAAGGGAACTGCTAGAGGTGTTAAGGCACTATTATCTGCTTATGGTATTCCACAAACACTATTAACTATTAGAGAATTTGGTGGACCGGATAATGCGGATTTGGGTGTTGTTCCTAGAGCAGAATGGGAAAAACATACATATTATTTGAATTTAGTTGGTAGTTTACAACAACCACCTACATCTAGTTATGTCAGATTGCCTTGGGAAAGAATTAACAATGAAAATAATCAGTGGCAATATCCAGATACACTAACTTTTAGATGGAAAATGAATCCATCACAGTTGTATCGTTATGAAAATAACGAATTACAAACTGTTTTACAAAAAGAAACAACTGGTAGTAGATTGGATTGGTATGTTACTGTTCATAGAACTGGATCTGCAGAAAAAGGTGATTTGACTTTTTATTTGGGAGATGGGACAAGTTACAAATCTGCATCTATAAAAGACGAATATCTATATGATGATGTTCCATTGAACATAATGATTCGTAGAAATGAATCAACTGATACACTTTCGTCTGATAATACATACGATTTTATATTAAAAACTTCAAAGTATGGAAAAATTGTAGTTGAGAGAAGTGCAAGTATTTCAATAACGGGATCAATAGAATCAAATTACAACAATGCTTGGTCATCTGATGGATATTTATACATAGGTTCGGGATCAAATCCTCAAACTAATAAAATGTTATCGGGATCTATTTTTGAATTGAGATATTGGGCAAAACCTTTAATAGAATCTTCTTTCAATAATCATGTAATGGGTGCCCGTGCATATAACGGTAACACATCAACATCATCATTTTATGATTTACAAGCACAATGGAAATTTTGGCAACCTTTTAATGCTGAATTAACTTCCAGTATAAAAAGTATGCATCCCGATCAAACAAAATTTAATTTCTTCACTTCACCAAAGAATGCTTACTTCAATGGATTTAGTAGAGATTTGTTTGAATCAACCGTTGAAGTTTACAATATGGAAGTTGCAACTGTTGCAAATAATACACCATTCTCCGAAAAAATTAGGATAGATTCTGCATCACTTCAAGGATCTTTAACAAAAGATAGATCATCAACAGTAACTGCATTTGATAATTTTTCAATAGATTCAAATAAGTTAATGGTTGCATTTTCGCCACAACACATAATAAATGAAGACATATATGAATCAATAGGTAATGCTGTAATAGATGATTATTTTGGTGAATACGAAAATACAAAAAGAGACGAATATCCAAGATTAAAACAATTTGCAAGAGAGTATTGGAAAAAATATACAAATAGAAATGATTTTAGTTCGTATTTAAGATTGGTTTCTATATTTGATTTTAGTTTATTTGATCAAATACGCCAAACACTTCCTGTTCGTGCAAACGAAATACTTGGATTGGTTATAGAACCAAACATACTTGAAAGATCAAAAGTAAAAACATCAAAAGATTTTGGTGGTTTGGGTTCGGATAGATATGTTAGAGATACATCTGAAATATCTGCTTCAGCTGTTATTATCGGTGATGTAAATAATTCAAAATCAACAACTGTTTTTGTTGGTTTCGATGAGGATATACCAAGTGAATTTACAAACATTGCCGGTGAATTTGATATAGAAGAAACATTTGAGGCGGAAACAGAAAACCTAGAAGATGATGTTGATGTTAATGCAAATTTAATAATTGATGCATCACTTACAGATGGAACTATTTCATCAAGACAACGAGAAATAATTGCAGAATCTTATGATCAAAGGGGAACTATAAACAAAGAACCTGCTAGATTTATCGATAATACTATAACCAATATGACCGGACTTATTAAAGTTATAGGAAAAAATTCTTTGATTGGTAAGAACAATACAATACTTGATGTATTTGGCAGTTTGGATTTAGGGTTTTCAAACACATTTGATAGAACAAATGTAATACATGGAAGCACAACAGGATTGGGAACTGGATGGTATACTGTAAATAATTCCTTTAATAAAAGAACTTCTTTATTTCAAATGATTAGTTCATCCCGCGATGAAAATTTTTACAAAACATTTAAGTTTTACTATACATCATCTTTGAATCCAGAAGGAACAAATTGGAGTTCTTTTGAGTATTTACCGGCAGGACAAATGAATCAAGGTAACTATACAACTTCTGTTCGTAATGCACGATTTGATGGATGTAAATTACCAGACAACGATGTTACAAACAAAATATCTTTTCCAATGTATACGCCAAACTATACATATTTGGATGCAAATGAAGATCCAAGTGCTTTAATTATTTTGGTTTTGCCTTTTGAAGTTTTACCAGAATGGTTACAAAGAATAAGATCACAAAGAAGATAATCCAAAATAATTTGATATTTTTGAATAATTGTTATATTTATAGAAGTATACGAATAATTTTCTAACAAGG